TTTGGATATGATGATCAAGTAAAAAAAAGTGGCTAATGGTAGTTTGGGGTATCGTATGGATGATTGTCATACTGTTGATTTCTGTAGCAGTTGTGATATACTACATAATGAGATACGATCATTTCTGGCCAAATGACTAAAAAGAAAGAACGCGAGTATGCAAAGGATCGTCAAGAATACTTTCGTGAGTTTCATCGAGTCATTGCACCAGTAGTTGTGATGAAGAAGTATGATGAATAAACTATTAATACTACCATTGTTCTTTTTGACTATGTGTGCCCCTGCACCAGTCACACCTCCATCTCATGCATTTGAATTAGAGATAGAAGAGAGTCAATGGGATTTTGTTTATAGTGCAATTGAATATATAAAAAGAGGAGAAAGAGAGAGAACTATGAGTGACCCCGAAGATGCTATAAATAAAGCACTGATGGAGTTTGAAAATGGGAGCAATGGTTCCACCGAGTCGCAAGAGTTGTTACAACTTTCGAGTGACTGAAATCAATCGAGTAGTTGACGGTGACACAATAGATGTTACAATAGACTTAGGATTTGATCTCTACAAAAAAGAAAGAGTGAGAGTCGCTGGTGTTGATACACCAGAGAAACGCACAAGAGATTTAGAGGAGAAAGCACTTGGTATTGACGCAACTAACTGGCTTAAAGACAAGTTGGAAGGCGCTATTGACGGTGACGATGAGCTTACTATTAGGACTGAACTTGTTGGTGGCGTCGGTAAATACGGCCGTCTTCTTGGCTGGCTTTATATCGGGGATGCAACTGTGTCCCTTAACGAGGAAATGATTGGAGAAGGATATGCGTGGCCATATGATGGTGGCACAAAACAAAAAGACTTTGAAGAACTAAGACAACTTCGGAGAGCTCGTGGAACACTCACTGAATAACGCTTTATGTTCAGAGTGCGATGCACACTGGATAGATGGACAACTATATTGGTCAAATGGAAAGGAGGGTTGCCCTCATGACCTCGCTGGTTTAGTCTGTAATCAGATGTTCAAATATAAAAGTGGAGTGGTCAAGTGTATCAATCCATGTATGGGTTCTGATAGTGGTCAAACATGGCAACACAGAACAGAACTAAATAACGAAGACAACCCTTAAAATTATGTTACAGAAAATCGTAAATGGAATCGCTATTGCTAGTGGTGTTGTATCTCTCACCGTCGTGGGTACTGTTGGTTATGTATATGTACGGAAGGATGCAATCATCGAAAACATTAAAGGCAAAGTAATGGAATCAGTTATGCCTGAGAGGTCTCGGTACAGGAGCACTTGAAGGTTTAACTGGAGGAGGACTTGTTCCTGATATGGGAAGTCCTTTAGCATCACCTTCCTCACCACTACCTTCGAGTCCAGCAGTTCCTTTCTAGAAAACTTAATCTTCTAAATAGGGCTGCATGACCCAAGCAATGAAATGGCAGAAGCAGTTAAAAAAGAAGAACCAAAAAAATTAGGTCCTATTGGAAAACTTAAAGAGTTATCTGAGGACAAAGAAGAACAGATGCAGATCCTTAGTACATTTGTTCGCCTTGGTATTCTCGTTTGGGCTGGTGGAATATTGACATTAAATTATGTTACTTTTCCTGGTATGACCAAACAGGATAAGATCGATCCAACTTTTATAGCTTCGGTTTTTACAGGAGTTTTGGCCACTTTTGGGGTCGAAGCTGGTAAGAAAGGTGGTAAATCATCTAGTGGACCTGGTGCAAACATATCAAAGAAAGATATGGAAATGCTAATTGAGAAAGCAGCAAATACAGCACCTGCACAGACAATCAGACTAGAGCAAGCACCAATGGTTATTGCACCTAGTAGCACTCCTAAGAAAGGATAATGGATCAGGACGAGGCAATGTTTGGTACAGAGATTAAACCAAAGAAAAAAACAAATTACACTAAATGGTTTGCTTTGGGTATAGGTGGACTGATTGGTTTATCTCATATTGGTATGATTGGAACTCTTATGAATAGAGAGAGTAAATTGCCAAGTATCAACCTACCAGTTGGTCCTTATACATCATATAAAGCAGATGTTAGTCATGATGGGTATTATATAGAATACAAATCAAACGATCCAAAGGTTCTTCGTGTGGAAAGGGATAGCAACACAAAGGGTGGCTTTCTTGGATTGGCTAACAACAAAGTTAAAACAATTGAACAGTACACGATGGACGGTGCAGTTCACACAAAACCGAATAGTTCATCAACAACAATCGCAGACGGAAAGTCCGAAGCGTGTATCAAAGCAATCGGAGGAGCAGAACAAACAGGAAGACTCGTGGGTTCCAGTGTTGGTGCTAGTGTTGCTCCTAGCGTCGCTAATATTCCCATTATTGGTTGGGTTGCTGCTGGTTGGGTAACAATGTTCTCTGGTAATCAAGGTGCAGAGATTGGTGGTCAGATGGCTGAGGACTTAAATAAGAATTGTTAAGTTGCCAATCTAAAATTTTCTGCTAGAATATACATAGAGAAAAGAAAAAAAAATGATTTTTGCATCAAACCCATCAGTATATACATTACCAGGCACTTGGGAAACACAACCTTTCGTTCCAGTTGAATTGGTATTCAGCACTACAGTTGCAATAGCATCTCTAGGTTTAGTTGTAGGTTTGATGGCAGGTATTTCAATTGTTAAGATAAGAAGAAAAAGAGTGTGATAGGTGTGGGAGTCCACACATCAATGCGTAATTATACCTAGTATGATATACTAAATAATAATGTACTGGAGTTGAAACTATCATGTCCCACTACACACTCGGTTGGCACGACCAACAAAACAATCATTACGAAATCTGCGAATATGCAGATGACGCATACAACGCAATAAAACAAGCAAGGGAGGATCTGCCTGATATGAAGGCAAGTCCTCTTTCTTGTGAGTACTGTCTTAAGGAGGATTAAATGAAAGATTTACCACTAAAATCCTCTTGTATTATATTTGGTGTTATTTTACTAACACTTGTGACCCTACCACCCCTAGCGTACGTATAGATAATACTAATTACATATATTAGTTTATGTTATCTACAAAATACCGTCTAAGATTAGAAGCAATTTGCAAAGACATTGCTTCTGGAACAGAAGTCACTATGAGTGATATGATTTGGGCCCAGAAATTGGCTAAAGCAAACACATCAGCAAGAGGTATGTTAAGTTCAGCAAGAAGATTAGCAACAGATGAAGATGGTTCTTGTTTAAAATATTTGGATATTGGAGATCCAAAATCAAGTAAGAATGGATTTTACGGAGCAGACGATATAGCAGACTGGTTTAAAAATAATCGTTCAGACGACTGGAGGCAACGAGACTAAATGAAACAATTCAACACATGGGTATTAAATACCACAATTTATATCATTGATTTTCTTTACAGAGGTAGAGACTTTCAAAGATTCTGGGTATTAGAAGTCATTGCAAGAGCACCTTACTTCTCATTTATCAGTGTGTTACATTTTCGAGAATCCCTTGGACTTCGAGGTGAAGATCATATATACTTGATGAAAGAACATTTCTATCAAGCATTAAATGAAACGGAACATTTGGAAGAGATGGAAAGAAGAGGAGGGGACACTCATTGGATCGATAGGTTCTTTGCCAAGCATCTTGTTCTATTTTATTTTTGGGTCATGGTTGGCTACTATCTTGTTGATCCTATTAACGCTTATGATATCAACATGAAAATAGAAAAGCATGCATATGAAACTTATGTTAAGTATGGTGCTTACCATCCAGAAGATACAAAGATACAAGAAATCGCAAATGATGAGTTGGAACATGCAAGAGAATTACAAAAAGCCATGTTAATGATCGCATGATTGTTTGGAGTATTGTATGGATGATTGTTATCCTCTTGATTTCTGTTTCAATTGTGATATACTACATAATGACATACGACAAAAAGTTTCCAAATGATTAGTTTTCTACTTTTCAGTTCAAGTTTATTGAATTTTGCTTTTTACATCTATGCAATCGGTTTTGTGGTTGCATTAGGCCTTGAACAGGTAGTAAGAAGATCTGACAACGAAAGAAACATTTATATAGTTGAAACAAATCGAAAGTATTTGTGGAGACAAACTTGGGTAATTAATATTAATTGGTTCTTATGCAATATTGGATTGTATATTCTATCAAGAAATATGCAACCTATCGGTGATACTTTTTGGGATGGTGCATTATGAAGAAGAAAGAAGAGAGAAAGTATGCAGAGAGTCGAGAAGAATATTTTCGTGAGTTTCATAGTGTCGTTGCACCAGTGGTTGTAATAGATGGATATGATTATGAAAGAAAGTATGACGAAGAACCAAACTTTTGTAGGCAACCAGATGAATAAGTTAGTATTATTATTACCATTGTTCTTTATAACAATGTGTGGGGAAGCACCAGTAACACCACCAGCACAAGCTTGTAGTCCTCGTTTAGATGGTAAACCTACTTATTGTCCTGATGAAAGAGATTTGATATTTTTAAAAAGAGAAGAACCAAAAGGAGAGATAGATGTGACAAATCCACATCATCTTCAGAGTTTGCAGATGATGTTTCAAAGAAATTTAAAGAAGGGTGAAATTGAAAGAAATGCAACCCTACCTTCTGATGCTATAAATAATGCACTAGATGATTTTTGGGAGGTTCAGAATGGGAGCGATGGTTCCACCAAGCAGGAAAAGCTGCTATAACTTTAGAGTAACGGAGATTAATCGTGTTGTTGACGGGGATACTATTGATGTCACCATTGATCTTGGGTTTGATCTATACAAGAAAGAAAGAGTTAGAATTGCAGGAGTTGATACACCAGAGAAAAGAACAAGAAACTTGGAAGAAAAGGCATTGGGAATAGATGCTACTAATTGGTTAAAACAAAAACTTGAGGATACTATTGATGGAGAATATGAACTTACTATACGCACTGAACTTAAAGGCGGGGTTGGTAAGTATGGTCGCTTGCTTGGTTGGTTATATGTGGGTGATGAGGAAGTTTCATTAAATGAAGATATGATTGAAGAAGGTTATGCTTGGGCATATGATGGAGGTACAAAACAAAAAGACTTCGAGGAACTTCGTAAAATACGAAGGTCTTTCGGTACACTTATTGAATAACTATTATGAAAAGTAGAATGATTGAAGCTCTCAAAGCAGAAGCGAACGGGCAAATTAAAAAACATCTAGTCAACATTGATGTTTACTTACACAATCCTGTTGGTATTGGCGAGCATTCAAATATTATGGATGCTGTTACACAGGAAATAGATGCAATTTCTAAACAGCACGATAGATTAGAAGTACTAGAAAAATATGTAGAAGGTAGAGAAAAAAATAACTGCTTCAAATACTCATGAATATAGAAGATCCTATTGATGATTGGAATATCCATTTAGAGATTGGTATTACTGATGCCAGAACAATGCATCGTCTAATTTCTTTTGCTATAGAGAATGGATATGACAAGGATGATAAAGCATATCTAGAGGAAATGAAAAATCAATTCTATGCTATGTTATTAGAATACTCTTTTACACATATAGATAATGAATGACATAACCATATTCATATTTGGTATTATGTTTGCAGTAACAGCAAGTGCAACGTTCGCATTCATGTGGAGAATGACAGGATCACTTCTTGAGGATGTAAAAAAACCAAAGAAAAATAGACATCCTGAGATGCGAGATGTTAGTGATGGAGATGAATTATTAGTCTTTAAGGGATTAGAAGACCCTAACGATAAATAAGGTATGGCAACTAATGATGTATATCTTGGTAACCCGAACCTTAAAAAGGCGGGTACTGAGTTACAGTTTACAAAAAAGCAAGTACAAGAATGGATCAAATGTAAAAAAGATCCAATATATTTTGCTACCCATTATATAAAAATCATCTCACTTGATGAAGGTCTAGTTCCTTTTGACATGTATGATTTTCAAAAAAGAATCCTACAAGACTTTCATGAAAATAGATTTAACATTGCTAAACTCCCTAGGCAAACAGGTAAAAGTACTACTGTTGTGGCCTACCTTTTATATTACGCTATCTTCCTTGACAGTGTTAATATTGGTATACTCGCTAACAAAGCTTCAACTGCAAGGGAACTACTCGGAAGACTCCAACTAGCATACGAAAATCTACCAAAGTGGATGCAACACGGAATTTTAGTATGGAACAAGGGTAATGTCGAACTCGAAAACGGATCAAAAATATTGGCTGCTTCTACGTCTGCTAGTGCAGTTAGAGGTATGTCCTTCAACATTTTATTCCTTGACGAGTTTGCATTCGTCCCTAACCATGTCGCAGAACAATTCTTTGCATCGGTTTATCCTACTATTACTTCTGGTAGATCAACTAAAGTCATAATTATATCTACACCTAATGGTATGAACCACTTCTATAAGATGTGGGAAGATGCTAGAAATCGATTACAGAA